CTCGAAAAAGCGTTAAATAGTGAAGTAGTTGACAAGCTCGTAATCACTATTAAGCCTAAGAAATAAGGCAGGTATAAGGGTGGTGCTTCCCACCACCCTTATAATAAAATATAACTATACTATTGTCAAGCGAGGTGATGATAATGCAAGCAAAAGTAGAAATTAAATATAAAGACGGAAGTGTGGAGACAAATAAATATGCCAGTCAACAAAAATATGATAAAGCAAATACCGTCAAGCTTTCTTTGAAACTTAATAAAAAAACTGATGAAGATGTTTTAACTTGGCTTAATAGTCAAGAAAGCAAGCAAGGTGCTATAAAAAAGTTAATAAGAAAAGCTATAAAAGAAAAAGAGCCGGAGTAATTTCCGGCTCTCTACATTGCATGTGCTAATCTTTTAGTCCGCCAGTTGTAGGGTCTACATAATTTCCCAATAAGGCTAACACAGATGCACCTATTAGATACGGATTGCCCAGCCATGATTTTATGGCGGAATATAAAGCACCCCAGCTCGTCAATGTTTGACCGTCAATTCCACAGGCAGTTAAAATTATTCCTGCTATACCAACATAAAACCATGGATTTTTCCATCTGTTTTTGCTTTTTTTACTTGTCTTATTTAAATCTATGTTTGAATAACTTACATTTTTAATTTCATTTTTCATAACTTTTTCTCCTTTTTTTAATTTAGTTTTTTTGTGGGCAAGGCATACAATCTTTTTATACGCTCGTCCATATCACCATTCCAACCGTTCTCTTTATACTTTTTATGCATATTTTTGACATCTTGCCTATCTGACGGAGTTGCATAACCTTGATTTAGCACTCGTTCGATTTTATCTGAAAAGGCTTGATACATCAAAAGTGCAATCGTGTTTTTTTGTAATTGTTGTTCTTCGCTGTTTTTATCTTTCTTGTTTAAGGCTCTTGTGATTATGAGTGTTAGAACTGCCCATAATCCATTACTGCCCAAGACCAATGCTGTTATTTCCCCTATCGTCATTTACTTATAACTCCTATCTTATCCACTTTAGATACTTGCCGTGCTTATCGCTAAAGCATACCCAGCCTTTATATTTAGGGCAGTACAGCCACCCCTTACGGTCTGATAAGGTACACCTTATCTCTGCGTTCTGTGGTAAGGCTTTAAGCACCGTTCCGTTTGGAGATTTCCTTACATTAAGTCCGGCTGTCGGAAGCACTCTGTACACCCTATCAATTTTGCGATATTTAGCCTCTTTTTTCGGCTTTTCTGCAGGTGACACTACACTCCCAGAGCCTCCGGTAAGAAGTCCGTGCAGTTTTCTCCAGGAACTTCTCGATATGTAGCCATTCGGACAGCACTTGCCCGTTACATCGAAGTGCCTAACTACCCTTGAAGCAGGGATGTTATACTTTTTCATAAGCCATTTAACAAGTGGAATAGCCGTCTTAATAGCCTCCGGAGACGGCACGATTTTACCGTTTATTTTCGTGCAACACAGCTCAACGCCTATCGAATTAGCATTTTTACATATTCCGTGCAGGGTTGCCCCTCCTTTGGACTTACCATAATCCTGCAATCCTCCTCCACAATGCCATGCGGACCTTGATAGTGCAACGGACTGCCATATAGCCTTATCCACGAAAAAATGTGCTGAAGCCAGCACAGTATTATTTTTAAAGTATAGGCAATTGTTTCTTGCGGAGCTTACTTGTCCGACATAGTGGATGACTATATATTTGATGTCGCTCCCATACCTACTACTGCTATTCCTCGTTTGCAACATCTTGTTTATTTTCATTTTCGTCATCCTCCTTGTCGTTAATATAGTAATACCCCCTACACTCTAACTTTTCATGCTCGTCTCTTCTGTCCGATTGAGATCTTTTAATCCTAAACCTCTCAAATAAATACATTGTCTTTCACTCTCCTTTTTCTTATGTAATTTCAAATAATAAATAGATAAGAATCCCCGTCTCCATAACTAAAAAAACTATTAATATATATATCAATAGTCTAAAATAATTCATTTCTTCTATACTCCTATAACAGTCCTTAATGTGAACTTATCACTCATTGTATTTGTCCAGTTAAATTTGTGACCTTTGATTTTATCGTTAAAAATGTAAAGATACTTATATATTGACCCGGGATTATTTTCAAATCCCGTTAAAGGAATATTTACACCCAATCCCTCTGCGTTTTCTGCATGCCACTTGGGAATAAAACTATATATCCAACCATAATCTCGTACACCATCACCATTACGATTATATCTTGACCACACGAGAACAATTCCTGTTTTTTGTTTTGAAATAGGCTGCAACAAATTTAGCACCGCATTCTCACTTGGAGAATATCCTAACTCATCCCCTTCTTCTGTTTCGCTATCCCATAAAACAATATCATTACTTATATCTCTAAATGCATTTCCCAATTCAAATATCAATTGTAACAGTCCATATCTATCATCTATTATCGGCGATATATTCAAGCTGTCTGACCAATTCTTAATTATTTTTTCGTATGCTGATTTGGATAAATATATTTCTTTGTTTATAGCGATATGCTTTAGTGCTACAATTCCATTCTTTTTTATGTGCCCTACATCAACTTGCTCGGGAGATGAGTCAAAAATAGACTCAGATGCACCTTTTGAATTTGTCGCAGCAATTTTTACGACACCATCAAAATTTTGCAAATTGAAACTTTCTTTGAGGTCAAACGAAAACATGTCTTCAGCCACCTCAAATTTTTGTTCGGTAACTTCCGCAGGAAGTGTATCTCCTCTCTTAAAAACTTCTACCTTTAGTGATTTCAATGTATACTTTGGACTATTTATTGTTCCTGCTATAATTAAGATGTTAGATTTACAAATAATCTCAACATCTTCTACTTTTGGCTTTAAATCGTCTGCTATCTTAAATATTGGATACAGTATTACATTTTTGTTCCCGAAATTTTCTGCAGGCACAACAGTGTTATATAGTTCTCCTTGTCCATTTGGATTTTGACACCATCCAATGAAAATTTCATTATTTTCTCTTGATATAAATTTATCATTGAGCAAATATGCATTATTTGTATGCTTACATTCGGTCGTTGCAAATCTACAAATATCCTCTTCAGTAATATCTACTAAAATTCTGTTTGGATGTGCATAGTTAATATGTACTATATATCCGGCCATATGCTATTTCCTCCATATTATGTTCAGATTCCCCTCTTTGTTTTGTTCAAAAAACCAATGCTTTGATAAAATTAATTGTTCATTTATATTTACAAAATTTATCTTCTGTCTATTTCCATCTATTAGACCTATTGGAAGATCATTTAATAAAAATTGAATATCTTCATTCGTTAATCTCAATTTATTTTGCGAAGTCTCTTTTCCCAACTCTAAAACCGGTCTATTTTCACTATCAACACCTATATTTATCCAAGCACCGTATTTATTTAATAGCGATTCTAAATACATCAAAGTTTTATCTAATTTAGGAAGCTTATTTTTAGCAATATCATTTATTTTAGAATTTGCCTTTTTTGCAATAGCATCATCTGTAGGAGGGGCTGTCATATTACCTATTATGTATGCTCTACCATCCGACACTCTTACTTTTACTTTATCACCCGGCTTGGCGGATATGTTAAGTTCTACCGGGGTTTCATCTACTCCTCCAGGAATATGGACCCATGCCGTAGTATTCTCTATTCGCATTACCTCTGCCGAACTATCATAAGATTTTGTTTTTACTTCATTCATAAAGGATTCTAAAAAATTTTTTGTTATGTTATTCAATCGAAACCACCTCCTCTTTTGTTTTGAGTCCATGTCCCAGTGTGATTTTTTGCGATTGAATTCTGAATATTCCTCTTAAGTCATGTGCCGGATAATGCAATTTAATTAAATCCCCGGGATAGACGTCCGGTTGAAATCTTCTTGTGTAAGATATAGTCCTTACAGCTTTAGATTCTTCTTTAAGCCTTCTATTTGTGTATTCAGCTAAATCCTCTCCATCTTTTATTTCGTCTTTGCTTTCCTCCATCCATATTTCCCTTTTTCTTGAAATGGTAGATAATAGTGAATTTGGATTGTCGTTTCGAGCAATGGCAACTTCATCTCCAGATATAACTCTGAGTACATTGGGACAAGAAAACCAATCTTTTTTATCCGTAATCGACAATTCCACTATATCGTTTTCTAATCCAAAAGAGCCCGATACAAATTCATTTTTAGGATGTATATATATTTTCCCCAATCCATCAATGGATATTTTCCAATCTATCGCAGTTAATATTCTATTTGCCATGGACAAGTAAGTTTCCCCATTTTCTGCAACAATTTCTTGTTTTAGTTTTGGTGAGTTTTTGACAAATTTGATGGGTGCAGGCGTTGCGCTTAAAAGCCTTGCTACTATTTCTGCACCAGGAATATCAACTTGAGCATACCAACCTCTGTCCAATAACATATCTGAAGGTGGCTTTAACACGCTATAACATTCTGCTTTGTATTTTTCTCTTACTCCCTCTATATCTCTTTCAGGAGATGTTAAAAGCCCGGTAAACAAAGAGAGATGTTGGCTCGAACCATCTACCTTTCTCGCATCAAGCCAAATTCTAATCCATGCTTCACCGCTTTCTATCTTTTTAGTTGTTACAACATCTGCTGCTTCTTGCAGACTGTCAGTTATGTTTCTGTCAATGTTTCCACTTGTAATTTCATATCTTTTTATATCTCTCCATGATTCTGGATTTAATATAGTTATATAGTATCTTGCGGAAAATCCTTTGCTAAAGTTCATTGAGAGCCTCCCATTCTTCTAATGTCATTCCCTCTAAATCCTCTGGCTCTACTCTTTGCACTTTTAGAGAATATTCTACTATGCCTTTATCATAGCTTTGTCCTTCAGTGACTTGAATATCCGCTTCAAAAGAACTCCCTTCAGGGGTTCTAATATGGCAAATACCAGGATATGTAGAAAGCATACGCATAGACTGTATCGTTTCAGAATCCTTTGTCGCAATAGCAACAGTTTTTACTGATAGGTCGCGAGTTACTGCAGGGTTCCAATCACCAATAACACTTCCTCCAAGATACGATATTCTTTCAAAATCTTTAGCCCAAGAATTGTCTAAAATAATATTGTATGGTAATTTAACTTTATGACCATCAAAATTTATAATAATAAAATCTACATCAAGATAATCTCCATCATCTTCATCTACATCCATCCAGGCAGGTGAGCCTTCAGCCGTTATATAATCACCGTTTTTTGTTTTCGTTACTATACGATGTCCACAGTCATAACCAAATGCAGGATATGGATCTACATAAGTTTGTCCGAATTTTCCTTCCGTAATAATAAGTTCCGGCTCGTCCGCAGATAACCTGTAAATGTCAACTGTATCATCTTCCGCCATTCCTTCTGTAGCTGTTGGAGTAATTTTTACTGCCAATTTATCCATATCAACTTGAGCCTGCACACCAGGCATAAGGGCTTGATGCTCCCAGTGAGTTTCAAAATTTTTTCTAACTTCTGCAGTCTGCCCTAATGAATCAGAAACAGTTGCTACCATGCTATATTTGGCCCCATCATCAATTACGCCAATCAAATCATCTATATCTATTGTTATTTCCTCTTCACCCTGTTGTTTTTTTAAAGCTACGGTCTCCCCTTTATAGCCTTCATGTGTATGCCAATCCGGACGAAGCATATGATAATCTTCCGCCCTTTCAATAGCTATAGTTGTCAATCCTCCACCGGCACCGGTTACTTTTACTGTCAACGGCATTGATTTCAAAGCAATTATATTTCGCGTATTTCCCTCTTCATCTTCTATAGTCATTTCTTTTAGACTATCCGCTTCTATCACTGCATTTAAAGGTTTTGCAACAGTAATGCCTATAGGTTCACTCCATCCGGCAGATGCTTTACCACTTATGGAAGTCGTTTTACAAGCAATATAGTGAGTTGTTTCTTCTTGCCACGCTTTTGGAATTTTGAAGCTGGCACTTTGTCCACTATGAGCAGAAGCTATTATATCTCCATAAGATATCCCCTCACTTGTTATAATTGCTTCTCTTATTTCTGCATATGCTTGCTTTGTGCCATCTCCTGAAACATATGACCATGTTGCCGTTATCTCACCTTCTTTGCTAACTACTGTATTAGATAAAGTTAAAGCAGGTCTATGCGGTGATGCCGAAATGTCAATTTCTGCAAGTTTAGACCAAGGGCCGCTTAATAATTCTTCCTTTTTGCCCATATTAAGCCTTACTCTTACATACCAAACACCTGGCTCCAGACCGCTTATCAACCATCTTGATGCATGTACAGAACTTATATCATAAGTTTGAGGTTCTTTAGTACTTTCCCAAGCATCTGGATTTTGAGCCCAACTAATAGTTGCTGATGTTGCAGTTTTCCAAGTATTATTCCATGACACTGATATTGTGTCTTTAGAATGTTGACTCAAAATTATATTTGATGGTGCTATAGGAATATCTCCTTCTTTCCATACTTTCTGACTTTTCATTGAAGAAGAGGAAACATATTTAGTAACACCATTATCATCACTTATAGTTTTGGGTTGTCCTTGTACCGCTTGAATACCAAAAGTATAATTTCCATCAAAACCAGGGCACTGAACTATCGCTGAATCACTTCCAGGAGAAATTACACCTAATGTGTATTCTTCCTTTTCGGTTCTAAAGAATATAATTAGATATGCATCTGGAATTTCAGAGTTATTTATTGCTGTTATAGTAGCCTTTTTTGTTTCTACATCAATCTCAACTGTTTTAATAGCCGGTTCTTTTAATTCTCCAATTTCCGCAAGAAAAGGTTTCCCAAATGCCTCATTATTATCATGTTTGGTATTAACTCTAACCCAAATACATTGGTCTTTAGGTAGGCTTTTGCTAATTTCAACTGTTGCCCCATCAGTATCATCTTTTGGATATGTTGTAGCGAGAGCCTCCCAGTTTGCTTCTTCCGGACATATGATATCAGCTTTAGGAGTAGCCATTGTATATTGAGCCGCAATAGTGTCAATAGGTCTTGCAACTGTATTTCTTGATTTCCATTCCAACTTTATTGTTCTTCCGCCGTAAGTTTTAATGGTGCTGGCTCTAATCACATCAGCCCTATAAGGAGTAGCATAAACATGTCTTGCGTATCTCCAATCAGAGTTACCTCTTGCACCTCTTGCTAAAACTCTAAACCAACGAGTATAACTGCCTTTTGCAAGTACTGAAGAATCCTCTGTTATTGTCTTTGAGCCTGTAGCATTTCCAGTTCCGGAAATATAATTTTTCCAGGATACTTTTTTCCCATTTGTAGTGCTACATTCTTTAATAAGAACACTTTGCCAATAACAAGAGACAAAAGGTCTACTGTCATCTGTATTTTGCGTACTTTCATATGAAAATGTGCCAGAATTAGATACTTCATTCGATAAAGAAAAGCTTGCACTTGTTGGACGGGCAGGATAATTTATAGTCATTTTTTTATGCGACTTACTGCTCCATTTTGGATAGTAAGTTATCTTATGCTTGCCACTTCCTTTTGAATAAGAATCCTTTTTTCCTTGCACTCTAAATGCCACATAAGTTAATTCCTTACTTTTATTTGGCCAATAGCTTGAAGAACTTAAGCTGACAGTAACTCTCCTGGTAGTTGGACCTACTTTTATAGATTTCCAGTTTTTCATTAAATTGGTTTTATACCAAAACAATTGACCTTTTTTATAATTGGAATCTCCCGCCTTCCATTCACATATAAAATCCATAGCACTTCTTTTTATTGACAGGCCTGTAGGCGCTTTAGTTTTTGGATTTTTGCTTTTCTTTTTTTTCTTAGCCATAAAACTCTTATCCTCTCATGCGTGTTCTGCGTTTTAATTCTCTTGCAAAATCTCTTGCCCATTCTTCCGGAGACTGCGCACCATTAACAGTCATATAAATGTTATATGTATCTCCACTATTATTGCCTATTTCATTCATTGGATATGCCCTCTTCATAATTCCAGATAATTTTTCAATCGGAAGAACTGCTTCAGGACCTGCTTCTCCGACACCCTGCAAAATTGCCGGTCTTGTGAATATTGCACCTTCAGCATTCCAGCTTACATTTATTCCTGAAGGATATGAAATCGTACCTAAAGGACCAAAAGACTTTTTTGATTTTTTTATACTAAAATGGGGGAGTGAAATACCACTTAATAGTTTGCCTATGCGAAAAGGAAAAAAACTTTTTATTTTATCAATAATGCCTTTTACTTTATCTTTTGCAGCAGTTATCGGACTTGTAATCGCACTCTTAATCTTAGTCCACACTTTTGATGTGATAGAGCGAAGTGCATTAAACTTGCCTTTTATTCCTCCTGCCATATTTAGCACTATACGAAAAGCCTTTGCTTTAGCACTACTAAATGCATTAGGAATTATAGATTTTATTTTTTTAAAAATATTTGTTATGGCAGATTTTATCCCGTTAAACTTACTTTTTATACCACTACCCATTTTAGACACTATACTCTTTACAGCAGACCATGCACTTCTAAACGGGCTTGCGATTTTACTGCCTAATCCTTTAAGTCCATTTATGCACCCTTTAACTATAGTTTTCCCTAATTTCATCCAACTAAAAGCCATAAAAGTCTTTACAATCGCAACAAATATTTTAGGTAGATTTGCTATAAGCGTTGGAATTGCCTTTATTATTCCGATTACGAGTTGACCTATAAGTTTAATCCCTCCAATAAAAAGCTTTGGAGCATTATTATTTATAATGTCCGCAAATTTGCTTACAAGCACCGGACCTTTTTTTATTAAAATTGGAATGCCTTTGACTATGCCTTTTACTAATCCCTGTAAGAATTTAAATCCCGCACTAATCATTTTAGGCACAAATTTGCCTATTTTATCAAGCAGACCATTAAGTCCATTGAGACCTTTAGACAACATGTTAGGAAGAGCTGTTGCGATAGCACTTCCTGCAGTCTTGAGTCCATTGATTAAGCTACTTCCTATTTTAGGGCCCACCTCATTGAATATTGTTGCCAACACACTTGGTAATGCCCTAAATACATTACCTATTGCCGGAAGCAAATTTCCAAAAAGAAATGTTCCCGTAGTAGTCACCAAATTGGTTAATGGCCCTTTTATATTATTCCCTAATGCCAAATTGCCCAGAAAATCTGATGCCGCTGCCTTCATAGAATTAAATGAACCACTTATCGTTGACGAGGCTTCTTTTGCGGTTGTTCCTGTGATATCCAATTTACCTTGTATGGCATGAATAGCTTGATATACATCTGATAAGTTGTTTATATCGTACTTGACTCCGGTTAGTTTTGTAGCATCTGCCAGCAATCTTTGCATTTCACCTTTAGTGCCACCATAGCCAAGTTTTAGGTTGTCAAGCATAGTATAATTCTGTTTTGCAAAGCCTTGATATGCATTTTGAATATCCGCTATATTGCTTCCCATCTTATTTGCATTATCAGACATATCAACCATTGCTATATTAGCTACATCAGCTGCTTTCTTTGTATTTCCATTTAGGGATGATATGAGACCTGCAGAAAAACTCGTTACATTTTCCATATATGCCGTTGAGGAGACTCCGGCAGTCTTATATGCTTGTTTAGCATAATTTTTCATTTTGTCAGAACTACTTTTATATAGTGTTTCTATTCCACCTATTGCCTGTTCCATAGCTGCACCTTCACCTATGGCTTTTTTTATAACAAGACCTAAAGCGGCAGCAGATGCCCCAAAGCCAATTTTAAGAGCCTTACCCAGTCTTCCGCCAAGCTTTTTGCCCGCACTATCTCCTGCAGGCACAGCATCCTTGTCAAATTGACTTTCAAGGGTACTTTTTACACCTCTCATTGAAGGGATTATTTGAACATATGCATTAGCTATTGTTGAATTTGCCATTATATTCTCCTTTTAAAATCATACTTCTATACTTTTCAAAACTTTCTATATCATCAAAGCTTTCGGTTCCATTATCTTGTTCTTCTATTTCTTTTTCTGACATTTCATCTACAAGTAATTTTGTTTTCACATCCTCCTTGCTATAGACAAGATTTAGCAAATCAAAAATAAGAGCCATTATATATGACTCAGGAATGTCTGCTTTTATTCCAAAATATTTCTTTTTAATTCTACTATTTACCCCTAAACCGACAGCGAGGGTTGCCGCATATCTTGCCGGCAACCCTCTATAATCATAGATTCGATAGAACTCTGCAAAATCGCAAATCAAATCCGTTTTATATTTAAACTGCATGTCGGCAAGGGCAATTAGTTTTTTACTTCATCTTTATCCTTGCTAAGTTCATAAAATATATTCGTAATTTCATCGCCTAATTTTTGCAAAGGAACTCTCCCTGTAGATTTATCTCTAATATGATCATACAGTTTAGCTTTTTCTTCTGGTGTAAAAAGCAATTTAATCATTTCAGATACAACAATTGGATCAGGATCATCTTCTATTTCAGCTATAGCATCAACTAATTCCATGTTGTCTAACAATGATTCTTCAATTTGGAATTTAAAACCGGTTTTAGTTTTTCCCTTTAACATTATTAATCTCCTTTACCGGGTGAAATTATATATTCATGATGAGTGTCTCCATCTGAATCAGGATATGCACTTAATGTAGCTTTGTACATGATGATTTCATTATCCTTATATGTAATCTCTCCTACTTCTTTAATTTTTCCAATTGGTACAACTATGCGTTTTGCGATTCCGCCTTTAAGCACCATTTCAAACACCCATGTCGATTCTGGCAACTCTTTGCTATTTGCTTTGATATGCAAACCTGTTTCAATCTTCCCCGAAACATTGTCATCACCATATATTGTTTTTAAGACTTCGGCATTTAGCGATTCGATAAGTTCAAATTCAAACTCATCTGTTTTTTCTTTTTGAACCGAAGCGACAATATCGCCTCCCCATGCTTTAATGTCATCTGCTGATGCTGAATTTTTGTTTTTTAGACCGTCATCACTAACATAGCCCAACGCTTTGAAAGCGCCATTAAGCAGCGTTTTTGCATCTACAGGCACCTGTGTACCAAGTGGGGCTCTATGTATAGCGCCTCCGACTTTTGGTTTTCCTGTAGATATGTTTTTTACATCGTTTACCATTTTAATCCTCCATATAATGTGTAATCTTATATACTGCTTGATACCTATTTTCTTTCTTGTCTGCATTCGAATCAGGATAATCAGTATCAAGCCTCACCGAACTAATTTTATTGTTATCAGCCATTTCTTCCAGTCTCTTCCTTATCCTTATTGAAAGTTCCTCGGCTGCATAAAGAGATTCTGCATAACTCTCTATAACAACAGTTGCTGTGCTTAAATAATTTTCAATATCAAAACCTGTCTTTTCTATGAGAATGTATCGTTTAGGGGCTTTATCCGGTTTTTTAATCCTTACCGGTTCAGGTAACTTCTTATCCAGATAATTAACCACATATTCAAGTATTGTCATTTATGCATCCCCTTTCGCAAGGATTTATGTTCCCTATTGTGTATCGCAGTCTTACTATCTGCAGGCCTAACTACATATCCTGCTCGTTTTGGATATATCCTTTTCAGGACATTATAATTACCTTCCGTTTGAGAAGAGATGCGGTCAGCCTCACTCTTACACGCTCTTGATACTTCATTAGATTTTAATAAGCTTCGAATACCTGCATTATTAAGTTTTATTTTTATCTTACTCATATCGTTCCACCATAACCTTTTTATTCCAGGAAAGAGGCAACATGTTTTCTATGCCTTCAACCGGTTCCCCTACCACACTCCAAACCTTATCAAAGAATTTTACTTTTTGATTTGTCCAGCAATTACTATCTCCTTTAGGAATTGCTAAAGTGTACATAGTATGTATTCCTTCAAAATCTGTTGGTTTTGGCACATTAGCAGATGAAACAGGAGCAACAAGCACATTCTCAACCTCTATCTCATTATCCTGGTATATTGGCTCTTTGAAACTATCTTCTCCAATAATTTCACGATTAAGTAAAGTTATAGTAATACCTTTAAGCATTTTGTATCAGCTCCTCTATAGGACTATATGCTCCTATCTTATTATTCACCCCTAACATCTGTTTTTCCAGTTTAGACAAATATAATTCACCAGTAGTCCCATTACTCATTGTCCATGATTGTGAATAGCCAAGAGCTGATACCGCTCCTTGAGTGGCTCCCATAGGTACTGACTCTATGTTTCCATTTCCTATAGCTCTTCTTACCATTCTGCAAGTTACAACTTTTTTAACATTTTCTTTAGCTTTACTTGCTATAGAGTCAATTAACAGTCCTGCTTCATTAATAAGAGCGCTACACATATTTCTTTCATCAGAATTGAATGTTCTAAAGCCTGCTTCCACTTCTTCAATAGTGGCGTATGCCATGGGTACCACCTCACTTTTTAGTTGAGTTCTTTGTTTTTTTCTTCGTAGATGTTTCTTCAGATTCAGTAGTTTGTTCCTCTTCAGTAGTAATATCGTCGGCAGGGATATGCCCTGCCGTCTTATATTCTTCTATTCTTTCTTCTGATATCCACATATCTGTTCCCAGTTCTTTATGTATAAATTTTTTCATCATAGTTATCACCTCTATGCTTTTACTAATCTGTTAAATACTTTTGTATCGCAACGGAATCCCAGTTCAATTTCAGCGAGAACCGCAAACATGTTCTGCTCAAATAAGTTGATATCACCTACTGTAGCCTGGTCAGCAACTTTGATTTGAACGCCTTCAACAGTTCCATATACTGCTTGTGTCCAGTCTCCAACAAAGCCAACGGTGTTTGGAGAACCTGTCACAAATGCACCTTTTGACTGCATGGTTTTCGCTCCAAGAATCATTGGAATAGAACCTTCTGCTACACTGTTGATAAATAGCGGTCTTCCGGTTTGGTCTTTAGCCGCTAACAAAGCACCTTTACCTTGTGGCGAAATAACATACCCATTTACGATTCCGTTATTCTGTGATACATCTATATCTGCTGCTATAAGACCGTCATATGCGTTAGCGCCTATATCATGCGCAGTACACGACTTAAGAACATCAAAATTTTCTCCAGGTTTGTCTACGCCTCCAAAGACGGTTGCATCAAATTTTTGAGCTAAAGCCAGTGGCAATCTTTTTACCAATTCATCATAGAGTGCCTTTAAATCTCTTTGAAATTCCATCGAGAAAGTTTCAATAACTGCAAGTTTATATGGTGTTATTTTCTTTGTTTCTAAAGTTGCATTTGAAACAGGTTTCTTCTCTCCCTCTGCAACCCATTTAGCTTCAGGATCTCCTGTTATAATCGGAATACTCATTCCTCTACCCGGAAGTGTAATTTGTCTTGCCAATTGCATTACCGCAGAATCTTCCTGTGTCTTTTCAATAATTTCCGAGCTTATTTCTGCCGGTAGTTCTATCGCTGTTCTTTTAATATCTGCCATTTCTCTTCTCCTTTTTTATTTTATTCCTAACGAATTACACATAAATTCGGCAAACTGGTCTCTTGTTTTATTTGTTTGCTTTATGTGTGGGCTTCCACCATCTTTCACATCTGGATAATCTCCGGTCGGCTTTGCAAATTCCAAAATTGCTTTTGCTTGCGCAGTGCATGTTTCTTCGTCAGTTCCTGACAACAAGCTTTCAGGAACTTTCATTTCGCTTGCGATTTTACTTCGAATATCCTTTATGTTATTTTGTGTTTTTAATGCATCAAGTTCTTTTTTTAATGCATTTGCACTTTCCTGTGCCTTTTGAAGTTCCGTTTTAGATTCCTCTTCAATTTTGTCAAATTTTTCAGCTTTTTTCTTCATAATGTCATAATCCGGATACTTCTCCCTTTCTCTTGCAAGTCTTTGTTGTACTATGGTGTCAAGTTCTTCTTGCGTGAAAGTCTTTCCTGGCTCTTGTCCAGTATTGTTGCTATTATTTTCTGCCATCTTTAAATCCTCCTTGAGTAGACCGCATTTAAGGTCTGCGTGACCAATACAAAAGACCAGCCTAATTACTGGTCTTAAAAAACTTGTTTATTCTAAAAAAATATAGTGATGTGATAATATTTTTTTACATAACGAAAGCCACCTGTAAGTAGGTGGCTTTAAGCTTAGGCGGGACCGCCGTATGTCGCCCGCATTTCTTGACACTCATAAGAGCCGCGTTGGAGACGGATACTTTTCAACCTCTAAGCTTTTCTTAAGGAAATTATACATCTCTTATTTGCGTTTGTAAAGCAATTTCCCCTCTCTTTGTAGCTTTTCTATTTTATTTTTCCTTATTTTATGATAATGTATAACGAATTTTTTATTATCTTTTTTTATAATGACACATTCCATAATACTTTTTTCTCTTTTCGGAATTTTCCCATATAATAAAAGTGAATTTTGGTGCTTATTTTGATTATCCGCAATATAATCAGGTGTAGTTATTATACCTTGTAATAACTTAAACTCCTCAAAACTAAATTCATTACCATGTTTGCTCATTATCTTATTTAAATTATATCCCTCGATAATAATATCACCGTGTACTTCCTCATTAATGCCTTTAATCTTAGGTAATATTCCTAAATTATACACAGTCGACGATGGGATTTCTTTCCATTGAGTTTTTTTATTATAAAACAAAGAGATTTGATTAAGCAATGCCTCATAATCGTCTTTTTCTATATTGTGTTTTTTATTTATTGCATATGTCTTTCTTCTAATTGCATTAACCTTTTTTTCCCATGTTTCTCCCTCTGTATTTTCAAATTCTTTTAGCAATTTATCCGGGTTATATCCTTCAACTTGACTCTTTCCATCAAATCGAATTGCAAATTCACATTTACAACGATTATGAATATGCTCAGCATGGTCTCCCTTAATTGTTTTTGCAGACGCATGTTGCCATCCTCTTGAAGATATCATTTTACAATATGCACATCCATCTCCAGAGGCTATCCACGCAAATTCCGCCCCATCTCTTCTGGCGTTTTTTAGCATTGTGTCTGCTCCGACTTGCTTTACCTGTCTACCTACCGCATTAGGAATCTGTAACGGTTTTTTAAAAAGCGAATTTACCATCTTTGCACTTTCTTTCATAGTTACAGTTGGCGCCATTTCTGCCGGAGGAATTTTCACCTTTTGTCTATTCGCTATTTCGTCATACATCTGACAAGATAAAGAGCCATTTACTTCCCCATATTTCGTAGCTATGGCATTTGCCATGCTTATGATTGAATACCGGGATGCATGTGGATGTAATTTTATATAAGCAGTCATTTCCCCAACTGCCACATCACTAATCTTTGCCAATTTATTTATATAGCTATTCCACTCTTTTTTCGAAATTTTCACCTAAAGTCTCCTCAAGCAACGCCTGTCCTCTTGCCCTTTGTTCTTGTGCTTTGATACGCCTAATATCTGCTGAATCAAATCCGACCATTTCAAGGAAAGTATCTGTCTGCCCAAAGTTTTCTCTTGCACTTGCTAACTTGATTGCCGCATCCGTAGTCACCGCTACAGACGGCATGGCAGGATTTTTAAAATGCGCTATAAAATCCTCTTCTGCATCTTCTAATTCACCCAATGACTTATTTTCCAAGATAGCCACTGCCATACGCGCAATCATATTGAGTGCATCACCATTTGCTTTATTTAGCTCTTCAGCTAATAGCACAAGGGTTTTACTTTGTGCCAGAATTGCATCGCTTGATGTAGGGTTAGCATTATTTACTACACCTGTATCCATTACAGTTAAGCCTGTTGCTGCGCTGAACTGAGTCGCCAAAATACGAATCATTTCCACATGAGGCGTGATAGAGCCTTGTTGCAATTGACCAAAAGATGGTTTTTCCCCTGTTTCCGGATTAGTAGTTGAAGTGATTATGCTACCAACATATTGTTGAAATTTTTGATTTACTACAGCATCATACTGGTCTTCAGTCACTCCAAGTAGATACTTTTGTGGTGATGTTGCAAATTCAAGACCTATCGTGGCATTCGCTATAGTTCTTATGTAACTTTGAATTAAGCGCCTTATAGGTTCTTTTATTCTGGAACGGCCAAAAGGCTTATCACTTGTCGGATTCCAAACTAATGCTTCTATCATAGGTCTTCCAAGTCTATGAGCGTTATATTCCGCCGACCATAATCCTGTTAATGGGTTCTTCTTTATGACAATGATATAATTATCTGTATAGAAGTTTATTATCGATGGTGACCATTTATTTTTATCTTTTTCATCAGGAACAGTATCTATAACAGCAAAACCACAATCAATGCGACCTTTTTCACCATTCCACATACAAGCTGCAGTTTCAGGAGAATGAAATCTTATTTTTGCTCCAATAGTTTTATCTGCAGATAATGTGGCAAAGGTACATCCAAATTTCAATTCGTCACGACAAGCTTTCATGTATTCTGAAATAAGCCTATTTCCAATTACAATTTTGTTAAGTTTTTCAGGGGCTTCTCCATTAGAACCTACAAATCCATCAAACATCGACCTTGCAGCTAAAACATCCACGCACTTTCCACCCCATTCGCAGCCTATTTCAAGTTGGCGCAACCCTTGAGGTAAAGCAATTCCAAGATTAACTTCACTTAAAGGAATATGTCCCTCATAGTATTTTGTTTTTTCAAGATTTTTATTTATATGAAAGTTATACACATCAATTAAATCTTGTAATTTCTTATTATCTTCCGGCAAAAGCTTTGCCACATATCCTATTGATAAATACATGTTTTAACCTATCCTCATTTTTCTTAATGGATTTCTTTTACTTGTTTTAGCACCCCATAATGCTAACGAAGCAGCTTCTATCGGCGCTGAATTTTCTCCGCCAAATCCCCATCCACCAGCTATTGGTCTTTTTACGGAATTTCTTGCAGAGTTATCTAAAATTTCCTGATATTTATACCAGGTTACAGTATTTTCATTTATTGATTCCGACAGCATGCTTACTGCAGCCACCATGGATTTTGCCGTAGGTCTAACGACTGAATTTTTAATTTTCCACACTTCTGAAATACGATCTATAAGAAGATCTACTCCGTTACGCCCATCTATTACCACGCAACTTGCTTTTTTATATCTTTCGTTAAGCCATTCAGCCAACCACCTGGTGCCTTGTGCTGTAGATTTATATTCAATCAATGTAATTCTTGGTTTTCCCTCTTCAGGAATAACAGCACCGGCAAGAGCAACAAAAGCACCATCAGCTGTGAATTTAACTCCATATGCGGTCTTGCCTTCCGGCTTTGACATATTAGAACTACATTTGTCCCATGCCTTTATATCAATTGCCGGAGTCTCTTTATTCTCTTCAACACTTGACCACCATCCTAAGCGTTCTCTTGCAAAAGTATCTTCCGGCATTTGTTCACATTCATTTGCAACTGTGCTTTCTAACATTCTTCGGCCGAGAGCCGGATTTGTGTCATACCATCTATTTTTATCTTTAATATCACCTATATCATCCACAGAGTATTCCACCCAGGACATTCGATTTATCTCTTTGTTAAGCACCTTAGTGCGTATATCTCTAAAAACACAACCTGAGTCATCTGGTCCCGGAGGGGTTCCTGCATATATAGTTTGTGGATTTATAGAGGCTGATATTGCCGGCAAAAATGAAGCTTGCTGACTTTCTTCTAACGCTTGAGCTTCATCAAAAATTAGTAAATCGCCATGCTGACCACGACCACCATTTCTTGTTCTTGCAAGAAACTTTATTTGTGCGCCATTTTTAAGGATTATTCGTTCTCTGCCAAGAGCGGTTTTTATATCCTTAATCCTGCTTCTGAATTTAGCAGAATCAAATAAAGCAGCTAATTCTTCAAATGTTTCTGTTGCAGTCTTTTGTAAATGTGCAGTATACACAATCCATTCATTGAATAAAAGCATTCCAGCACCGCATCTTGCTTGAATCACTCCCGTCTTGCCGTTTTGCCTTGGCACACTACATCCACATGCCGGAGAGGCCCACAAAGAGTCTTTCTTTCTCGACATCCAATCACAGAGCGTATCTTGTTGCCATGGGTCTAATACAATACCACCAATTTTCATAATCTTAATGGCATCATAACCATCCGTTTCCTGGTACTCAGGATAGATTCTTACGGACGGCTCCTGGCACCCCATTCTCTTTCCTATATGAGATAATGTCGCCAAGCTCATCGTTAGACACCTCCATGTTTTTAACCTCTTCAATTTCCGCTATCGTCTCTCTATATTGTTTAGTTAGACTTGCAAAAGATTTTTCTTCGCAGTTTTCTAACTGCTCCGCAAGCATTATTGCAAGTTTTTGTAACATTTCAAGTCGGCTCTTATTTTTGGTTATTGATTTTAATTTTGCCATTTTGCACCCCTCTCAAAAAATCCTTGTGTGTAAATTGGCGCTGGACGGCGTGGTATCGCCTCGTCACCTGCCGGGGGACCCTCCCCTCTTACCACTTCCCATCAATAATATTTATAAGTACATTTTTATGTTCCTTGTTTTTTAATTCTTTACTTTTTTTATCCGTTTTCCCATCATCCACATACTTTTGAGACAAACAAAAGTTTATTTTATTTCCCTTTTTCTGATTGCAAATATAATGTGCAGCCTGAAGATTATTCCAATCTTCAGCAGCCTTTCTTGGAGACGAATAACCAAATTCTTTCCATCTGCTTATTGGAATTATTTCGTCTACCACAAAAGAAAACGGATGTCTATAGTCCGAAGGTTGAGCATAATCTATTGGACCATACTTGCCATGGCAGATACCACATTCACATCCCATAGCTTTAAGCCTTGCCCGGTGTTTCCTACGGAGGGCTCCATTTTTGTATCGAGGATTACTTGCCATTTATTTCCCCCAGTTAAATGTTTGCAGAGAGTATGGCTTTTAATAGTTTGGCTTCTGCTTCCGTCATTGAAAGGCCTTTGCCACACTTACTATGTCCTGGTGCCCATCTTCTAATATCTATATTTGGAACACCACCGTTCCAGGATATTAGATTAACTTCAATCTTCCACGGATTATTTGATTCTGTTCTTACAGTTCCATAATGTTTTATTATTTCTTTTTTTATTTCTTTCATTTCGCTTTTATATATATAAATAAAATAACCCTGCAGACCACATGCAAGATTACTTTACAGAGTATAAAAATTTAGAATGTTTCTTTTTCAAATACATTATATATTAAAAACATATAACAAATATAACAAGTTGTCGTCATTCAAAAGCCCTATGAAAAGTTACACAACAGTTAGCAGCCGTATTACCACCGCCTATATGGTTAGCCACTTCTTGCCAACTCATTAGTTTAATGCATCGTAACATAACTATTTGTCTAAGTCTGCTATCTTCTATGCCTTTGATATATTCTACTATATTTATTTTTTCGATTAATCTCATATGTTTTAATCTTTCAAGTTTAGCAGATAAATCAGTAATTATTGTCGCCTGTTCGCCGGTATAATCTTTAAAAACATTTGTTCTCCCTGTGGGTATAGAGTCCTTAACTTTAGAATTGAAAGATGAGTTTTTAATATCGTCTATCATATTCTGAATATTTATTATTTCTCTTTCAAGATAATAAACCTGCAATAGCTCTTTTTTTGTTGGTTTATTTATCATCTTCATCTTTCACCTCAACTTCTTTAGATTCTGTCACTTTAAAATATTCTTTGGATTTCACAATATTTCCTCTTGGCCAGCTTTTTTTCAGTTTCGATGTACCATCAGCAACCATGATGTACTCAAGGTACTCCAAACCTGTTACAGGGTGTTCATATTTTCTAATCTCATCCAGCGGAATATAATATCCTTTTACTGGTTTAGGCGCTTTTGACAACTCTCTTGCAGACACAACCTCACGCTTTGTTATCGGCACTACTAAATTTCTGCTTCTTGAATATCTATGCTTATGAACAGAGTCCACTTGCCTAAAAGTCTTTTCAGTTTCTTTGATTAGATATTCGGCTAACTTTCGATAATTTCCACTATCATCAAGAGCAGAGCACTTAACAAAACCTTTATTCCAAGTTTTGTTAATTAAGTTAATATCTTGACTATTTATGACTATATGGTGATGGATTCTTTTATTCTCATATTCGGTAACCATTACATACTTTAAATCCTTATTATCCTTTTTCAGTGCCCTTCTCATCTTAGATATAAAAGTGGCTCTATCTTTTTTAGCCGTTTCTTTTGTTGGCACATCTTTATATGTTAATGTCACATGCATACTATGTTCATTAAAATTAGCATTAAGGATTATTGTAAGCTTCTTTACTGCAAGTCTAAAATTATTCTTGAGAACTGCAGGTTTAGTTACAGCACATCTTCTTTTTCTTTTGTGACCGTGGTTACCTGAAGGTACTTTTATAGTTCTGCATATAGTTTTTCCGGCTACCGTTGTTTCTCTGATTACTTTCATGTCTCTAAATTTAATACTCTAATCAAGTCCTATGGGCACCGATATGGTGCCCGGTAAATTATCTATATATGATGTAGGAAAATGCTTTTATATGTTTAGTTTAAAAATTGTTTTACCTAACTGCCTAATTTCATCTTCTGTTAGCCTGAGTCCCTTTCCCATCTTTTCATGCCCCGGACTCCATGCTCTGATATCATATTTTGACGGATGATTGCCAAAAGAAACTTTATTTATTTCTAAAGTCCATCCTGTTTCAGTTTCACAGACTGTTGCGATTTCCTCTTCAATTTTATATTCAAATGCCAATATCTATACCTCCTTACCTTTTAGTTGCTTTTTTATATTTTCTTTTTTTGGTAATTCTGGTAATGGCATCCACCATATTGGTGGATCGGTTTCTTCAAATCCTACGCCTACATCAAACTCCACCCACTCTTCAAGCCATATGTTAGTCCCATCACTTACAAGACACCTCTCTCCGATATCTGGGATATTTCCGACATACATGAATTTATATCCGTCTGCCCTTTCCTCTTGATCAGCTTCTCGAAGAGTTAACTTTTGCCACTCACAACCGGGACTTGACTCATCATAAGTCTCTACCACATTCAAGATTCCTGTTTTTAAGCTATTTGATATTTCATCCACTAATGTTTCTCTTTCGACAATATCTGCCAAATTGAACTTTTCGCCTTGCATACGAAGATATTTATTGTGATGATTCATTACTTTTGATATATCATTTTCGATTACAAACCAATTATCAATTAAAAAATCCCTTAAATCTTCTCTACTGTTCATTTTTCTTCTTTCCTTTCATATATAATTGTCTTCTTTAACTTTTTTTGCCATTTCCAGTTCTTTCTTACAGCCCTTTGAATTTTCCCATCCTTTCATCATATGTATTTTGTCACATATATAAACAAGACTAAGACATAACAACATATACTCTTCCCAAGTTCCATCTATCAAAACATCTCTTAATTTATAAGGATTTATAACTGAATAATTATCAACCCTATATCTTGCCTCTGCTATTTGAAAGTCCTTTTTCGCTTCGGTCACATCTTTATCAGACATAGGACCACTTATGTATACTCTTTCCATATTTCTCCCATTCTTTTCATAGCTTTTGTTTGCTTTATTTTTTCTTGTTCTTTTCGCATTTCGAGATATTCCGGATCATATAAAACACATATATGTTTTCTTTTACATTTCCCTGTGTTTGTATCAACTGACATGCACCAAATATTTTCTTTTTCACAATATATTATTCCATTGTCTGGCCACTTACCCATTTTTAACCTCTTATCCCCATCCGGTTACAAGTGAGATATTAAATCATTCATCACTTGAATATATTTCCCAACTACAATTGTGATAGCAATTAGAAGTCCTGTGCATATTACATCCGTAAATACTTTACTTTCCCAATCGTGGATTTTTTCTTCCAGGCGATTTATAGCTTCGTTATTTTCTATTTTTTCTGCAGTTGTCATTTTCATATCAACACCTCTTTTTCGGATATTCCTCTATTTTTGGTTTAATAAATTTATGTTTTTATAGTTCATCCATAAAACTTCTTTTCGTGGTCTTGAACATTCTGCAGTCGTATTTTTGAATACTTTTTCCCAACCTTTTAAATGTTCTTCATACAATTCATGTTCATAACCGGAAATCATAATTTTACAATTGCTTTTATTTATAATTTCCAAAAGCTTTCTATGTTCTTCAATATTTAATTCATGATTGTATAAATACTTTTTCCTTACATTCGGTAAATATGGAGGATCTATATAAATGAAAGTTTTTTTATCGTTAACATTTTTGATTAACTCTAATGCATCCTTTTGCTCTATTTGAGCATTTTTAATGCGTTCTGCCGCTAATATTAATGTTGCAGGTAATTCTTTCCATGCCCTTGCCGGATTAGGGCTATTACTTCCTATTCCTCTCCGGAAACCATTTTGATACCTATTCCCGCATCCAAATCCTTGCCAACAACAAATCGCAAACTTTCTTGCGCATTCTACTTCATCGTCTGTTTTGTTAAAACTATATGCTCTGATATATTCAAACCTTGAATACGGAGTATATCTAAGCATATGAATAAGTTTTTCAGGATTATCCCTTAACACCTTAAAAAAATTACATACCTTATCATCTAAATCATTTATAATTTCGTTGTACGCAGGTTTTTTATTAAAAAATACTGCTCCGCTTCCAAAATAGGGTTCAATATATACTTTATGTTCAGGAATGTGTTGAATAATCCAAGTTGCAAGCCTGTTTTTTGCGCCAGGATATTTCAATACGCTCTTCATCTTTCACCTCTTTCTTTACATCTTTTCATATGTCATATGTCTTTCCGTCATCTTAGCCTTGTCATCATATTGTCGGCCACTTCACTAATTGCATAATACTTACCATCTATGGCTTGTAATCCCCTTATATATTTCTGTGCATATTCGGATTTTTTTAATCCCATGGTTTTGGCTATGCCGGTTTTAGTTATAAACTCTCCCCCGTCAGCATGTCGGCGTAGCGAATTGGTTATATCTTTTTTCTGCATTTCCTCACCACCATTTCATTTTTTGAAATTTCATGATTACTTTCTTTTTGTAGCGATATACCTTTCGCCTCTTCAAGCCGAATGTTGTAGGATTGTTGTGACCAATATGAAGGTCAATCCTACTTGAAGGAAAATCCCCTCTATCCTGCACTTGGACTTTTCCTACATCTTCTATATACAGTTTCGTACCAATTGTATATTCGCTCGAAGTCGCAACTGTATAATATGGCTTTGGTGCATATCCTCCGGCTGTTTTGTAATTTTCTCCACAACCTTCAGAATAGCTGTAGGCGGATATGGTATAAAAGCCTACTGGTTCTTTGACTACCTCTGTAGCCGGCATGGTGCATATGTTAAGTGCCAATATTGTTGTTAGCAGTATTTTCATATTTTTTATCTATAATCTTCAGATTTGTGTTATATTTTTCTTGCAATCAAAGTGAAAATTTGTTCGCCCATGTTCAAACGCTTGTTCTTTACCTCTTTTTGTGGTATAATTCCAGCAAATACAGTAAGTAAAGGGGGTGAATACATGGCTAAAAACTCAAAGCAGACTTCTGCAAGAGCAGCAAAAGCTGCTTCAAAGGTTCTTCGTGACGGTCGTACCAGTAAGACTTCAAAAACCGCTGCCGGAAGTGCTTTGGCTCAAAGAGCATCAAGAAAAACTAAATAAACTCCCAACTGAGCAAGACAATTTGTCTTGCTCTTTGCTTTAGATGATGTACTTTTCAACATCATCTTCTTTTCTTTGACAAAGAAAAACTAATTCAATTTCTTCTTTGCTCAATTCTAAAATTCTAATTATTGAATAAACCTCTTTTAACTGAAAAGTCAGCCCATCGTTCTTAAACCGTGTTGTTAATGTTCCTCTATCAATCTTTAGTTTTTTCGCTAACTCTGTCTGAGTTGTTTTTCTTTCATACATGATAGTTTTTAGTTTATGTATGTCTACTTTCACCTCTTCTCCTTTCCTTTTTTTATCTATTTTAGTTTTCTAAATTTAGTGGTCAAAAAAATATATATTGATTTGGTTTAAATCAACTTCCAATAATTGTAGTGCTTTTGTCATTTCTTCTTGTGACCATTCAGTTTTGTTGTTAAGCTTTAAATTCAATGTTGATAAACCAATGCCTAAAGCTTTTGCAAAAGATTCCTGATTTCCATACTTTTCTCGTATTCTACCTTTTATTTTATTATAATTATATGGCATTTTTTCTCCTTTCTTTATTGTTTAGTTTTCTAAATATTATCATCGTTGATTTTGCTTGTCAAGTCTGTTTTTTATTTTTCTAAAAAATTTATTTACATTTCTAAAAATAATGTTATAATAGTCATACCAATATAAGGAGACACTTATGGATATAAGAACACAAAGATTACGAAATGCGTTTGAACAATCCGGATTATCGCAAACTGAATTATGTGAAAAAGCAGATATAAATAAAGGAGCCTTTAGTTCATATTTATCAGGAAAATATTTTCCAAAACAAAAATCTTTGGAAAAATTATCTACCGTGTTAGGCGTTTCTATTAAGTATCTAATGGGAATTGAAGAGGATTTTGACTTGGATATTTCAGACTTGCCTTCTAATGCCATACTGCCCTCTGCAAAATCACTCCCAATTATGGGTACTATCTGTGCAGGTGACGGAGTGGTATGCGAGGATGAATATTTAGGTAATTTCGTGATGGACACTGGACTTAAAGCTGATTATTGCCTAAGAGTACGAGGAGATTCTATGCAAGGGGTTAACATCTTTGATGGGGATTTGGTTTTTATCAAAAAAGATTGCGATATAGAAAGTGGTAAAATTTATGCGGTAGAAAAACTTGATACAAAAGAAGCCTACCTCAAAAAGATATCATTAGATAAAGACAGCATAATACTTACCCCTTGCAACGCAGACTACCATCCTATTGTAACAGACTTTTCAGAAGTTAGAATTGTAGGAGAATGTATAGGAGTGCTACATAAGTATTAACTCTCCTTCCTCAGCAAAAGCGAATGAGTTGGAGTTGTTTATAAATAAAAAATTATTATAAGCTTATTTTTAAGGAGGTATAACATAATGAAAGTATGGAAATTGGCATCAGGTATTTTATCAATTATTTTAAGTGTATTTGTGACATTTCAATCAGGTATCGCCGGATTAGGTAATGTTTTAGAAAATAACGATGAAGTTAGTGGCTCTGCAGGACTATTTGTGGCAATACTAATGCTTGCTGGAGGTATCGTTTCCATTGCTACTAAAAATAGCGAAAAGAAAGGTGGAAATATCGCAATTATCGTATTATTCGGTTTAGCTGCTATTCTCGGTCTAATAGGGGCAGGCAGTTACAGCGACTTAAAACTTTGGTCTATTTGGTGTGTGATATGTGCTATTTTAGCAATAGTTAGTATTATTAAGAATAAGAAGTCCGTGTAATCAAATTTATAAACAATTCGTATTGTCGACCTCGAATATACGGGAAATACATAAATTTATCCTCCATATTTTTGATTTAGAAATTCTGTGATATTTTGCCAATCATATGTAGATGGTTTGGCAAAATATATTAGTGATTTTAATTCATAGGGTATTTTTTTAAATTCGCTAACCTCAATGCGATTCCGCATTTTAAGCTGTTTAATAGCCATCCTATGAGCATGAATAATGGGAATCTGTGAGAATTGCTTTAAACACTCATCATAATAGAATACCTGCGTAGTATCTGGCAACTTGCCAAAATATTGTAGTAATATGTTCTCATACTCATGTTTGTGTAACACCTTGAAAATAGCTGTATAATCAAGGTGAGAATTATCTTCTACAGGTTCTTTTCGAAATTTCATGCTGATTGTATTCCTTGAGGTGAGTACATAAATTCCTACTGGTGTATCTTTGAGAATATTTACAGCGCGATCATATTGGTTTTCTGATGTGACAACACATACATAGTTAAAAGCCTTGAAATAATCTTTCAACTGATTATTTAAGCGCTCAAAATTATCGAGTTCTGTCTTTATCTCATATACGATGGCTTTATCATTAATTAAAATAAAATCGGCTTTCGATTTACAAATTGGAATTTGTGTCAACGCCGTTGTAGTGTTTATGCTATGTTTTCCAAGCAAAAATTTATTTAGCAAAGTATTTTGATAAAAATATTCGTTGCGATATGACTTTGACATAAATTCATACACTTCGCTTATCAGTGTTCCGTTGTCCTTATTCTTCGAGTCATTTACAAATCTTTGGATCACAATTTCATAAATAGTATTGTTAGCGTTAATTATATTAAAAAAGACATTCTGGGTAAAGAACCGATTTAAGACGATATTATTTTCTTTCAAATCTTGCCCCTCCCTCCAAACATGACACCACTATTCGTTTTTATTATACCACACGAGTCAAATCTTTGGCAGCATTACAGATATATTTATCGTTTTATCTAATTTAGAAAGTTATAATGCTACTCTCATAAAAGAAGGTTTCTCCCGTGAAGAACGATTACTAAAATTAAATGATATGGCAATAGAACAAATTAAATCTTTGATAAACAACCCTTCACTGAAAAGACTTGAGTGAAAAATCAGTAATAATTAAAATTGAAATGTGTGGATAAATAAGAAAAGTAAAAAATTTTTAATTTAATTAAATGTTTTTTACATAAACGATATTGACAAAAACACCTATGGGTATTATTATACCTATAAATCGAAATTTGATTTATTGTTAATACGCCCTTGGTGGTAGGCTCCTCACGATACGAGGTCAGCTGATACCCTGGGCTCTTTTTATATAGTAGTAATAGAAAGGATATTTTATGAATGACAAAATCGCAATACTAATTGATGGTGGTTTTTACAGGAGAAAAGCTCAATATCTATGGGGTGAAATGAAGGCTAAAGAAAGAGCTAAAGACATGATAAGTTACTGTTATAAACATCTCAAAGATAATTATGGTAAAGAATATGATTTATATAGAATTTTTTATTATGATTGTCCACCTATGGCTCGAACTGTTTTTCACCCCTTTTTAAAACGCAATGTAGATTTTAGGCATTCAGATTTATATAAATGGATGAATGAGTTCCTAAAAGAACTAACATTTAAAAGAAAAGTTGCTTTAAGATTAGGAGAACTATCAGATACTCAAGCACATTATAAATTACGCCCTAAATTTTTAAATAAATTGTGTGCTGAAAAAATATCGATATCAGATTTACAAGAAACTGATTTTACTTTAGATGTAAGACAAAAGGGTGTAGATATGAAAATAGGACTTGATATCGCTTCTATGTCTTATAAAAAACAAGTTGATAAAATTGTTTTAATTTCTGGGGATAGCGATTTTGTCCCTGCTGCAAAATTAGCAAGAAGAGAAGGAGTTGACTTTGTGTTGGATCCAATGCGAAGTACTATTAAAAGCAGTTTACAAGAACATGTAGATGGTGTAGTAAGTTGTTTCCCTGAACATAATTAAACTTTTAGGTAAATCTTTAATTAAGGAAACAAAAAACCCCTACTGAAGTAGAGGCATTGTGGCTTGATGATACAAACCTGTTTGGCAACGGAATTGTATCATCTAAGCTGCATAAAATCAAGATGCGGTATTTTTATGCTTAAATTTAAAAAGAGGTGATACATATGCCAAAGAAATATAAATACAGAAAAACTTTTACTTTTGATGGTGAAAGATATGCCGTATGGGCTGATACCTGGGAAGATTTATATACGAAATTGGCCAACAAAAAAAGGGATTTGGAGGAAGGAAAAATCACCTTAACGGGAACCATGACAGTCAAAGACTGGGCTTATCTTTGCATCGAACAATATAAAACTAATATACAAAATGTAACTAAAGATGGATACCTTTCAAAAATAAACAATTGGATTTTACCATCAATAGGCCACATGAAATTAAATAAAGTAAAGCCTCTTCACTGTCAGGCTATAATGAATTCGATGGCAGGATATGCCTCTGATACTCAAAAGAAGGTAAATCAATTATTAGTTTTTATTTTTGAAAAAGCTTTGCAAAATAATATGGTTAGATTTAACCCTGCTTTATACTTAACCATTCCTCCCGGAACAAAGGAAAATAGACGAGCCATCACCAATGAAGAAAGAAATGCAATTTTAATTGTGGCTGATAGTAATCCTAAATATCTTTATTTCTTGTTTATGCTTTTGTGTGGGTGCAGACCCTCTGAGGTGGCCGGAATTGAAGGTAGAGATTTTATAACAATAAATAATCAAGCTATATTACATATCCGAGGAACAAAAACAAAAAATGCAAATAGAAAAGTTCCTTTGCCGGATTATATACAAAAAAGATTAATTAAGGTAGAACCTTTTGAAAGATTGTTTAAAAATGAATCCGGGATGAATTTAACACGAGGAAATCGTCAAACATTATGGAAGCATTTTAAAAGAGACTTAAATATACATCTTGGTTGTAAGGTATACCGTAATCAAGTATTACCACCTTTTAGAGTAGCTCCTGATTTAGTGCCATATTGCTTAAGGCACACTTATTGCACAGACTTATGTATTAAAGGAATTGATATAAGAACAGCTCAGTATTTAATGGGGCATGCAGATATAAAACTCACTGCAAATATATATACACATATTGATGATAGTATCGTTTTAAAAGCGGCCGAAATGATAAATGTGTAA